AATGTTGATGTGGTGTGAATTGCGCCATTTACATCACCTCTCAAATACGGATACGAGTTCATACCAATGGAGATTATCTGGGAAAATCCAGAATCAGCAGCAACTGTAGTATGCAAATTATATCTCTTGAGCATTGTCCGAAAGCTAGTTATTTTCTCTCCAGTGTACACAAGATTCAACTTATCAGTTATAATCTGTTGCCCATTGAGATCTTGGACTTCACTTTCGGTATGCATTGGTTCACTATCAAGAGGATTGGCGTCAGCGACACCCATATCAACCTCTCCACTTTGCGGAGTCAAAGTCATGTACTGGTAGTAATCATCAGGCACAAAAACCTGAAAGTCATCACCAGCACTGACAAACACGTTGATTTGAATGTCATTGTTTGCAACTGAGTTGGGTACCGTGAGTTCGTTAAGAACAGTCACCTGCAAAACTCCGTTCCCTTCTTCTTTGGCCGTGTACCGAGTAGTACTCCAGGTTTCTGTCATAGACTGAATACCAGGAAAGTGGTGGTCAATTAAAGAAACATCTTGACCATTGGTAACACTAACCGTGAAATCGACTTTCTCAGCAATATCAACAATATGAGAATAGTTGACATTAAACTCAGTCTGCGCGTCGAAAAAGTTGGGATCATATGAAATACGTAAGCGACCTTTGTGATAATTGGAAGCAACAACCTGAAACCTGAAGTTCATGGTTCCAGTCCAGTATGTAAATGGCAATGCTGCCATTGCACACGCAGGCAAATGATATGCAGTTGGCGTACCTGATTCGTTCCATATCACAGGGGTGACTCTATTATTCCACAGCAATGTGTCGGGGGCTGTACCAACAGCCCAATCAAAAGTGGCCAAATAAGACTCACGGCCAGCAATTGATTTAATGTCCAAAACATCTCCTGACGCAACACCAGAGACATTTGGATCAATGGTCAACTCTTGCTTGTCATCAACAGTAAGCTTCTGAGCATTATCTGGTACATTTGTCAGAGCTAATGATGATGTTGGAAAATTTCTAAAGGGTTCTGGATTTTTGGTCACGGCAGGACGAGAGTAACCAAATGCAGAAGCGACTCCGGCTAAAGCACGCGCTCCCATTTCAGTAGCTTTCGCATATGGAGCTATGGCGGGTATAGTACTTGCCATCTGTGCTATATTAGCAACGGCAGTAGCCGGTTTAGAAATCACTCCTTTCATATTTGCTTCATCGACTTCTCCAGACTGTGGAATAAGTTGTGGATTGTCGAGTGAAGTGGGCACAGCAAGAGTAATGTCTTCAGCCCACGCAAAGATAGAAATTGTCACTTTGTCTGACGCACCATTTGCGTGTTTCAGAACATTGATTGATTTCAACAAACACAAACCAAGCTGATCGTAATCGGCGGTGGCTTGTTTAACATTATTAAGATGGTAAAAGAAAGGCAGAACCATATCACCACCTTGAGAAGTTGTTGGATTCAAGTAAAGATGCGGGAGTTGAGACAGTTGCACAATATCTTGGTCCACAAGAGTGGACGGTGCAAAACTATCGAGTGCATCAATTGGATTATAAGCCAAGATGGCTCTTCCATACTGAAATCCGTTACCATTCAACACAACCTTAAGATGAAGCTTTGAACGCAACAAATTGAAGTTGGCAATACGGTTAACAACTCTCTTGTTGTTGAAAAAGAGTGACCAGGGATCAAAGGAATCGGCCAAAGCCAGACCTGTTCCCCATTCTTCTTCGTAAATTTTAACTGGGCGTGCGAAGAACTCACC